TTTTTTTTGTTTGGTTTTGTCGGGAGACGGAACCGAACTGCACTACTCATCATATTCATTAAAGAACAGTAAAACACGAGCTGCAGTATCACAAAAGGCAAAGAAGCACAAACAGAAACGCAAAACTGAGAGACCTAATACTGTGGTTACATTACAGGAGAGGAAGCTTCAAACCAAATTTATATGTTTATAGGGATGGGGGTTGTTCCAATTCTCACCGGCCAAGAAAGACTTAGGAAAGGTGCCGAGCACGGGCCAATCTGAACCATCCTTACGACAAATTTGAGCATGGTGTTCAGTCAGCTCAACAAGATAGTCACCGGGGATCAACGAAAGATCACCAATGTCCACCAGTCGATGGGGAATAGAAGGCTGGCCAACCCATGCCAGACGGGGAAAGCGGGCCTTGATCCAGAGCAAAAGGGCAGAGTGAACGTTGCCAAAGTCGCTGGAAGGAAGATCAGGGAAAAGAAGGTCGTCTTTCGGTTCGGGAGAAACGGAATGCTGCCGCTGAGAAGTGGGGGCTGGGGGAGGTGAGGTTGGAGTCCTGGCCACTGGTGGAGTGCTAGGACGGTCCTGTTCAACAGGATCATCGCCAGAAGAGGAGTCGGAAGAAAAGATGGAAGAGGATCGTCGACGATCCTGAGAAGTGGATGCATGCGGGGGATGAGGCACGCTTGGACTAGGCGGGGGAGTTGTCCTAGTTGGTAACGGAGGCTGGGGAGGCTGATTCGTCCCTGTCTCGCTCCCAGAGAGAGAGGCTGGATCCTAAGCTTTGACCGGACACACACCATGGAGGTGGAGATCAAAAGAAACAATGATCTTAACCTTGGCAGGACCTTGGAGGAGGAGCACCGGGGGTTCACCAATAAGTACCTTCGGCTTTAACTGCTTGGCAATGTACACATTGAAGGGTACATTGGCAGTGGGATGGTACGAATTAGTGGCGACAACGGGGCAAGGTCCAAAAGCTGTCGAAGTCGGAGAGGTCCAGGAGTCGGGCACGAGGGTGGCGTAGCAGGTGCCAGCACACCAGATGGAGATGTTGTCTATGCCGACGAGTGTACGTGTCTCGGCATACTTCTTGATGAGAGTTTCATCAAGGAATTTGATTACTTTGATAACGTCGGGTTGGATCTCAACTGTGGGGGAGAGACGAATGGTTTCGGCATTGATGGCGCCGAGAGGGCCCATTACTTGTTGTCCGTCGGCCATTGCTAAAAGGAAGTTAGTAGTTAGTGGTTCAAAAGAGGAGGAGGAGCAGAAATATTGAAAACACTTGAGAATACTTAATCAAGGCTTGTAGGAGTCAACCCATGAAAGTCCGCGAGAAGAACTGTTTCATTAACCGAGATGGCAAAAGTAGGAGAGGAATGTGCGAGTAGGCGGCGATGTTGATGGTCTTGAGATGGGGTACCAGAGCGGAGTGGCGGAAACAGAAGTCAATGGTCCATTGTTGAGCTTCCTGAGCAAGCGGTGGAAGATACTGGTATAGAGCGTCACCACAGTCATACGCAAATTGAGCTTCCAGGAAGTAGTTATCCAGCACTTGGTAAAGATCACCACGAGCTTGACGATAAACGATCTTCAAGGCCAAAAGAATTGGATGGCGTACAACTCCACAAGGGTACATGAGCCAGCCGCAAAATTCAGGGATGTCCGAGTAGAAAGTCTTGCCAACAAGTGAGAAGTGATGACTCAGTCGCTGCCAAGAGGGGTGGTCTGTAAGTGGGCCAAAGAACAGGGAATCGTCACCAGAAAAGGCACAAGCAAGGGTCCGGGGAATGTGATATCGAGTTTCCATGTAGGCCATGTTCCAGAAGGTGTTGAAATCGTAAGTTCCAAACTCGCCAGTAAACCTCATGATAGCCGAAAAGCCAAACTGTGTGCGCATCGAAAGTTTGATCCACCTGTAAAGCTCAACCAAGGAATCCGGAATGCCACAGTACTCCATAAAGGCCAACTCAAAGGACAAGGTTTCTTCAGTGCAGGATTGGTCATACGCCGTGAAGTCGCAAGTAAATGTGCTCTTGCCGGTTGCATGGGTCTTGCTCCAGTCGGACATTTG